GGCACAAAAACTATAAATTGTAAAGTCGACTTATCCGGTGGATCTGACCCAAGAGGTGTAGGCTTCGCTTGGGATTCTGCTTCTGGATCGACTGGAACTATGGCGCTTACCACCATCAACCGTGGCGGTAAAGTTGCCGTGAGTCCTAATACTATCACAATCGATGGTGAGAACGAACTTACTATCACTGTAACAGACACAAAGTCTAGAGTTCATACTCTCGACATTAAAGTCGGTAACTACTCCACTAAGGTAACTCTCCCTGCAGGGACTACTACCTATAAATGGAAACCGACAAAAGAACTTATTCCTCAAATCGGTACAGGTAACGGAGGTTCGGCAAGTGTAACACTTACGACTCAGATTACCAGCACTGTTAAAAAGACCGATACTGCTACATTTGGAGTATCTGTAAGCAACTCAACAAGTGCTACGATCTCCAAAGAGCAAAACACCATTACATTCTCATTCAATGGCCAGTTCTTTAAGTTTGACAACCTGTTTGAAGGCAGAGTTCCTCGAGTAACAAAGCTGGCTGTTGCAATGTATCAAAATGGAAGTGTTCCGCTTATGCCTTTTGTAGAAGTGGACCGCATTACATTTACTAAAGACACATGGAACCAGATGATTAAAGGCGACACAATTAAGGTTGATACTGAAGAAGCAACTATATTTAAGAATAGCTCTGTTGAGCATAGATTAGGAGCTCTTGGTAACGACTATGAACGCTTTGTATTGGTTCCTGGCGTCAACCAGATCCAGTGCCTTAACTCGGACTGGGTCGAAACACCACCAGACTTCAAACTTAAGTACAGAGAGGTATACCTATGATCTTATATTTTGCAGACAGAGGTTTTAATGTATTAGGCTTGGCTGGCGATAAGATTAAGAGAGGGTACAACATTGTCAATGACGAAGAGGAGATCGACGTCGAGAATGGTGTTGCTACCTTCTCTTTTGATATTTTCTACTCTGATGAAACAAGATCAGATATAGAAAAGCTTGTCTACGTTGGAAACTACGTTTTACGTAAGGACGGGAATGAGTTCAAGGCTTATACGATCATCGACACTGATCAGTCTACAGAGAATCGGACGATTAATGTTCGTGCTGAAGACATGGGCCTCGACCTTATCAATGACATTGCTCTGCCATTCAACTACGAAACAGCAGACTATGAAAAGAACGTAGACTATACACAAGGAAGCGCTTCCAATAAAGGCTATATTAATACAAATGGTGCGTATGTTGCCGATAATAATTATCGAGCTACGAATCATGTTAGTCTCGGCTCGTCGATTCCTGAAGCATATTTATTTAGAGTGACAAAGACAGAAGTTGGAACTAAACGATATTCTCTTGCATTCTATAACAGTAGCAAGACGTTTATTCCGGGTTCTGGGAAATACTTTTATTTATCAGATTCCGAACAGATTAGTCGAGTAGAAGTTCCTGCTGGTGCTAAGTATGTTCGAATCTCATTCCATGTTGACTGTACATCTGTATATTTTGCAGCATCCTCTGTTAAGAGTTACCCGATTACTACTTATGTAGAGAATTGTGTTGGTAACAGTGGATTTGAAATCGGACTTAATGAGATCGGTGACGTTAGATTACCTCTTGAATTCGATGATACACAGACATGCAGTGAACGATTAAACGAAGTAGTATCATCTTTTGGTGCTGAGTTAGGATTCTCGTTCGAGTTCAAGAACCTTGTTATTTCAAAGAAGATGGTGAATCTGTATACGCATAGAGGAGCCGATAACAGAGTCGAACTTCGAATGGGAAGAGACGTCAAGAATATTCGAATAAGTCGTTCTGTAGCAGATTTAGCAACTGCTATTATTGCAATCGGTAAGACTGTTGATGGAAATGGTGATGAAGCACTGTTTACTCTTGATGGATATTCTGGAACGATCGAAAGCGGATACTACATTGAAGGTAATAAGCTCTGCAGTCAGAAAGCATATTCGAAGTGGTCTAGATATTTATCCGCTAGTGGTAAAAGAAGCGGGCATATTGTTAAGAACTTTGAATATGAATGCGGCTCACAGCAGACTTTATACGAGAATGCATTAGCTGATTTGAAGGCAATCGAGGATGCTAGTGTAACATATGAAGTTGAGTTATTTACTTTACCGTCATATGTAGGTCTTGGCGACACAGTTTATGTTGTAGATGACCTTGGCGAGATTTATATTTCAGCAAGAGTTCTCAGTATTAGAAGATCCGAGATCAATGACACAATTAGTGTTGAGCTTGGTGAGTTTGTTACTAAGACCAGTGGACTCGTCGATGAGTGGTCTATATTTAGACAGAGATTTGCCGCTTGGTCTGCTGCAAACGCTCCTAGATACGTCTGGGTAGCTTATGCAAACGACAATCAGGGCACCGGTATCAGTATCGATCCGACTGGAAAGAACTGGATGGGTATTTCCGACAATCAGAAGAGTCAGAACGTTGACCTATCTGATCCTACGATATTTAACTGGATTCAGTTGACAGCCAAAGATGGTAAGGACGGTGCTGGCGTACTGTCTACAACTGTTACATATGCTGTTAGTAATGGACCAAATGTCATGCCTGGAGATTCTGACTGGCAGAACACTTTACCGTCTGTCGAGAAGGGCAAATGCCTTTGGACAAGAACTGTAACAGATTATACGGACGACACTATTCCGGACACCATCACTTATACTTACGCTATTCAGGGTGCTGATGGTCAAAACGGTCAGCCTGGACAGAATGGTGTAAGCGTTGAAGTCAGCTCAATAGAGTACGTATCATGGCAAACAGAGCAGACACCGCCTGACACAGCTAGCTGGTCTACAACTATCCCTACGGTATTGCCTGGCGATTTCCTATGGACGAGAACCACATTTTCCGATGGTAAGAAAGCTTATGGTAAAGCTAGACAGGGTAAAGATGGCGAATCGCCAGAGGTTGAGGTTACCAAGAATGACGATACTGTCACGATCAAGGTTACTAACGCCGACGGCTCAACATATTCTAAAACTGTCAAAGACGGCGTAAATGGTATTAATGGCCAGCCTGGCGCAAATGGTAAGCCAAGTTATATTCACATTGCTTGGGCTAATTCCGAAGATGGAACAGTAGACTTTAGCACATCTGTATCGGAAAACAAGAAATACCTCGGCACTTATACGGATAGTACCAAGGCAGATTCGTCTGACCCAACCAAGTATAGCTGGAGTCTTATTAAGGGCGCCGACGGTAAAGATGGCAAAGATGGTAAGGACGGACAGGATGGATATTCTCCGACAGCCACTGTAACCAAGAACGGCTCTGTCACAACTATCACCATTACTGATAAGAATGGCACAACCACTAAGACCGTTAATGATGGTACGAACGGATCTCCGGGTGCACCAGGTGTGAATGGCAAGACTACATATTTTCATGTTAAGTATTCTAACGACGGTGGTCAAACATTCACAGCTAATTCAGGTGAAACTCCTGGCAAGTGGATGGGTCATTACACCGACTTCACCGAAGCCGATAGCACGAGTGTATCTAAGTATACTTGGATCAAGATTGAGGGTGAAGACGGAGAATCTGTTGGAATTCAAAGTGTAACTAAAGAAGACGGCGAAACTGTAGTTATATTTACCGACGGTAACCGAATTACTATCGAAGATGGTACGGACGGTACACCAGGAGCTCCTGGTACTAACGGTAAGTCTAGTTATATTCATATTGCGTGGGCCAATTCTTCCGATGGTACGACAGACTTCAGCACTTCTGTATCAACCAACAAGAAGTATTTTGGAACTTATACCGACCAGACTCAGGCCGATAGCACAACTCCAAGCAAGTACAAATGGAGCTTGATTAAGGGTGCTGATGGCACTAATGGTGTAAGTATTACTTCCGTTGTCAATAGATATTTGGCTACAAATGCTAGCAGTGGCGTAACGCGATCTACTTCTGGATGGTCTACAAGTATTCAGACGATGACAGAAGCCAAACCATATTTATGGAATTACGAGACCATTAACTATTCTTCTGGAAATCCGACATATACCGATCCAGTAATTATTGGCCGCTATGGCAAAGATGGAACGAACGGTACTAACGGAAAAGACGGTAAGGATGGTACTAACGGAGCAAATGGTCGAGGTATTACTAGCATTAGCGAGCACTACCAGACATCCAATTCTAATAGTTCTGCCCCAACAAGTTGGTCTGATACTATGGTTGCTACAACCATCGATAAGCCATATTTATGGAACTACGAGACAATCACTTATACTGATGGGACAACAGAAGACAGTACTAAACGAGTAATCGGAACACATGGCGCTACCGGCCCACAAGGAACAAGCGTTACAGTAAGCAAGACCGAATACCAGTCTGGAACAAGCAACACATCTGCTCCTACAGGTACTTGGTCGACTTCACCTGTAACTGTCGCGGAAGGCAACTACCTTTGGACTAAGGTAACTTATTCTGATGGGAAGGTTGCATATTCTGTTGCAAAACAAGGTAAGAGCGGCACAAATGGTACGAACGGAACCAACGGTAAAGATGGTAAGGACGGTACTTCTGTAACTGTCACAAGTACTGCATACGCTTACCAGTTAAGCACGAGTGGCACAACAGTTCCGACTGGCACTTGGCAGACAACTCCACAAGCTCCGACAACTACCAAGTTTGCTTGGACAAGGACCACCACAACCTTTAGCGATGGCAAAACTGCCATTACTTATACAGTTGGCGGTAAGACTGGTCAGGATGGTAAAAGAGGGGCTGAGTGGTACACGGGCACGGGCATTACTGGTACGTCCACAACCGCTACTATATTTAGTGGTTCTGGTGTAAGTTCTGCAGTGGTCGGTGACATGTATCTTAACACCAGTACTTACAACACATATCGATGCACAGTAGCGGGTAATGCTTCTACAGCTAAGTGGGTATATGTTAACAATATTAAAGGTCTTAAAGGTGATCCTGGAACGAACGGCACGAATGGAACAAATGGTGATGATGGTCGAGGAGTAAGCTCTATCGATAGGGAATATTACCTCTCAACCTCTAACACCACTCAGTCCGGTGGTTCCTGGAGCACAACCCCCGCTGCTTATGTTAGCGGAAGATATTACTGGAGTCGCGACAAGATTGTATGGACGAATCCTGCGGGCACGACTTATACAACAGCAGTGCTAGACAATGGTCTTAACTCGGCCAACTCCACTGCTGCGAGTGCACAGTCAACTGCTAATACAGCTAACTCTACGGCAAATACCGCTAAGTCGACAGCCGACACGGCAAAAAGTACTGCAGACACTGCCAAATCCACTGCCGATAGTGCAAATACAAAGATTGATAATTTGCAGATTGGTGGAAGGAATCTAGCATTGAAAACCCATTTTGGTAATTTTGCAAGCCACTGGAAAAAGACAAGCGGTCTAAATGCAACAGTGGATAAAGATCGTGTGACTCTAGAAGGAGCTGGAGAATTTTACCAAAATTATGGGTCAGCTATAAGTGTTCCTGATTTAAAAAATCCAATACCAAAAGGAACTACGATTACCGTATCTTGTTATGTATTTGAGAATACATTATCTGGCGGACATCATTGGATTTATTACGAGTATCTCCCAGCATGGAGTTACGTAAGTATTCCCGTTGGTTTCACTGGTTTATTTTCATCAACGTTTGTGACTACTGACGATCCAATAACTAGATTATGTATAGATTACGATATTCGTAACAATACAAGCGGCAAATTAGTTATAGGACCAGTAAAAGTTGAAATTGGTAATAAACCTACTGATTGGACTCCTGCTCCTGAAGATCTTGAAGCTGGCATTGCCAATGCTCAAGCAACGGCCGATGCTGCCTCTGTCGAATATATTGTCGGTACGCAAACGGCGGCCACAGGCACATGGACTGGTGTCACCAGAGACGCCGAGTTAGTTGCTGGTAAAACAATTGCCTATAAATTGCCATATGCTGGTAGTGGAAACGCTTCACTTAACCTGACACTATCTGGAGGCGGAACAACTGGTAACAAAGCGGTATATTTGAATACAACTCGTGTAACAACGCATTTTGGCGCTGGAGCTGTCATTCAAATGACTTACAACGGTACTGATTGGCGAATTACTTCTATACCAAACAGCAATAACTATGACAGAACACTACATAATAGTTATATTTTGCCGTTAGAAGCTGTAGCGGCTAATAAACTAATCTGCGGTACATCTGCTGGTTATAAAGCTGTTGCAGCAAACGTTCAGTTCGATATCGGCTATCCTATTTTATTGACGACAGGGGCTTTAAAAGCTAACACCAAAGCTACTGCTTATGAGGTATATCCTGGCGTGAATATGACGACAACTGGAGATGTCGAAGGATTGGCGGTTGATAAAACCGTATGGTTAAAAGTTCAACATCTAGGTGGATCACAATTCGCCGTAGCTGCTGAGAACTTCTTAACATGCACAGTGCCAACAGAATCGACGGCGTACTATTATATTCCGTTAGGCTTAGTGTCGCATGATTCCACAGCGAAGACGTTCTTTGTTTCGAGCGATAGACTGTACGGTTTCGTTAATGGCGAATTTCAGCCTCTTGATACAGCCGCAGTACTCGAATCTCGTTCATTAAGAACCGAATTCATGACATATTCCAGTACTAATGATGGAATTGTTGCTGGCATCAGATCTGATCTTTCGACTGTAGAAAACACGACCGGTGAGCTTGCAAATGATATTTCATCAACCAAGCAGCTTGTCGAATCTGTGAGAAGCGAACTTGCAACTATTACTAAAGATGATACTGGATATTTAGCTTTAGTTACTCAGCGAATCGATGCTTTAACAAATCGTGTCGAAAAAGCAGAAGGCTACATGACTGCTGAGGGCTGGGTTGTTGAAGATAGCAATAACCAGAATACTAAAACTATAATGACCGGCGACGGCCTAAAGGTGACAAGTAATGAAGAAGGGAATAATGATATTTACCTTGAAGTAAATAGCGTTAACTCGACGATTCATAATACAACTATTACTGGCTATGCTAATATCGCGGGTTTTTCATTAGTACAAAAAGAAGAAACCGAATATGATGGAACGTCTACTTTAGGCATGGCGTTCAACAGTTAATTTTTTATAAGTTTCCTGAATTTCAATCCCAAAAATTCCCAGGGTGAGATTTTCTGGAAACTTTTTTCATATGTCAGAAAGGGCGCCAATTTATATTTCACGAAAGGAGATACTGCCTATGTCTAGTGGTTGGTCGAGCTGTAGTAATTCATATATTGTAGGCACAATGTACGCCGAATACTCGTGCAGTTTTAGTGAAACCGAAGTCAGCGTAGCAAATAATACATCAAAAGTTAAATGGAACGGCAAAGTAGAATATACTCACAGCCAAGACTTAGGATTTTCCGGTTCTACTAGAAGCGAGGCGGGGTATGTAAAAGTTTATGTGAACGGAAGCCTTGTACAGTCTTCTACCGCTCCTATGGACTCTGGTATGTCTCCTGGATATCGAATCCGAACACTATCCGGAACAACCAGCGCTATATCGCATAACTCGGACGGAACTAAAACCGTTGAATGCTATGTAAAAATCGATAGCGGAAGCGGTAATTATAGTGGTGACCCGTTTGTTTGGAGCAGTAGTACTGGTTCTAAAGATAGTTTAAAGCTGACAAATATTGCTAGAGCTTCTACTCCGTCAATTAACACTTATCCAACATCAACTAATACTTTTACATTAGGCGACACCATTACTATTCACATGAATAGAGCATCTTCGTCGTTCACGCATGATGTTGTATTCTATTACGGAAGTAATAACAGCCGAAATGTTACGGTGGCCACAGGAGTTACAAATAATTGCACGTACAATACTGCAAATATTGCAACACAATTCTTAGCCGATAATCCTAATGCTTCATCATTAACTGGCAAAATTAAAGTTACAACCAAAAACGGCTCTACGACCATTGGGTCAAAAGAGATTACTTATACTGCCACAATCCCAGATACATATGCACCAACTGTCACTTTGCCAACTGACGTTATTAAGGAAACAGCGCTGGCGTCTGTAGGAGTCCCGGATAAGACAGTTGTTCGTTATATTTCTAAGAAGACTGTTAAAGTTACAGCGACTCCTAAGAACGGCGCTTCGATCGTTCAGGTTGTTCTTAAGGATGGTGCGAATTTAAGATATTTATCTCAATCTGGAACCACTACAACTTGGACTGGCACGTTTGATAACCTAGAAACTGCTAATATTTCCTTTGCCGCAACGGACTCTAGAGGAAAGATTACCGAAGTTGCCTTGACAGGCTTAACTCTTATTCCGTATGTACGTCCTACGATTCGTAATGCATATTTAACAAGGGTCAACGCCTCGACCGGTGCTAATTCAGAGTTAACAGCTTACGGTATTTATTACAATGGCACGATCGGATCTGTAACTAACAAGGTGACAGTTAAGTACAATCTTAACAGCGGCTCCGATCAAACTCTTCCTGATAGTGCTGTTACGTATAGTACTAACAACTGGAATGGTGTAGCTATTATCGGAACTATTGAACCGGATCAGTCTTATACGTCTAAAGTAACTGTTACTGATGCATTTAATCAGACAGTAACAATTGATATTTCTATTGCGTCTGTGCATGACACGTTATGGATTGGAAAGAAGACGGTCAGAGCTCATGATTACTTAATAGCTGATACGGACGTATGGCTTAATGATGGTGCCGTTAAGCTTAGCGAATGGGGAACATTGAGAAATAAACTAAACAGCTTGGATATTCAAAATTATAGTTGGGCTAGTTCATGGAATAACTCAAGTTCTGTGGCAAGATATTTTGAAATTGTAGGTAAAGGCATAGTTTTTATTAATTGTTATGTAAGAAACAATGGCACCGACGATACTGGACAATGCGATGCCACTATATATTTACGTAACGGAAGCAATGTCGCGCAAAGATTACTAGCTTCTTCTGCCAACAGGGTTAGCTCGTCGTCTACGCATCAAATTTCCGCTGGTGCTACTACGTTTTGGTATTACAATGGCTCATCAGCTGATAAACGATTAAGCTGCCATCTATCATGCACGAAAAATGGTAAGAACGAATGGCGAATTAACATTTTAACAATTGGTTGCACGGTAAAAGGAGTATAAGGAAAAATTATGAGATATATCATTCTTGAATTGCAGACAAATAGTGACGGAGGCGTTACTTTTCCGTCAGATCCAAGAGAAAAAGTTTTTGATTCTCAGGATAAAGCTGAATCAGAGTATCATAAGATTCTTCAATATGCAGCGATTAGTGGAGCTCCACTTAAGGGCTGCATGCTTTTAACGAATGAAGGCGACGTGCTTAGAGCCGAGTTCTATAAGCACGATACACCAACCGAATAACCCACAACCGACTTTTAACTTGGCCATTTAGGCTCGCGGTTTGATTGATATTTTGAATGACTTGTACTTCACCTCTTGCTAATCGTTGATTATTTCTGTCTGATAGGTTCACCTCTTAATTATGTGATTGATCAACTACACCCATAAATCCAGGCCATTCTAAAATTATCAAGTCACTACTGCATATTTTGGAAGTCGGTGTGCATACGGAAAGAGCTTATATTCTCGTATCTTCCCTTAGAAGATTCCCCAAAGAAGCGAGAGTATAGGCTCTTTTCTTTTTGTCTATTTTAAGGAGGAGAAATTCCATGGCAAGCTATTTAGATTTTAAGAATCGAGTCCTCGGACGTAAGATTGACGTCGATGGATTCCCCGCATGGCAGCCGTATCAGTGTTGGGATGTTGTATCCGGTACATATTTCCCGTACATTGGTGGTCATGTCATTAACTGCCGTCAGTCTGGCTATGTAAAGGATATTGCTAACCAGCGTAATTCCAACGGCATTCTCGATTTCTGTGTAGACGTTGGCCTCACAGCGGAACTTCAGCCTGGCGATATTTGCGTATGGACGAACTGCCCAGCTTGCCCATCCTCTCATATTGCTATCTATGACCACGACGATGGTCAGAACGCTGTATATTTCCTTGGCCAGAATCAGTCTGTTCCGTACGTCACAATCGCTCGCATTCCTGTAGGTGGTATTGTTGGCGTGTTCAGACCGAAGATCTTCACTAAGTCCTCTCAGCCGACTCCGCATAAGCCGAAGACAGCTGACCAGATTCTCTCCAAGGGCTCCAAGGTTAAATCTAATACATTCTATGTCGAGGCTGTAAGAGTCTGGAACGATACTGTCTACAACCACACAGTAGGTGGCTGGATTCCAGCAGCTGATCTGGACGAGATCGACGCATCTGATGGCGCAAACGACCAGATTCTGAATCGTGGTTCCAAGGTTATGTTCAATAAAGGCGTTATGACCGTTACCAACATGAGACCTGTGGACGGTGTATGGCTTATTTCCCTGGACAAACTTGGCTACGAGGTGCTGCCAGATTGTCTGTACGAGCTTGAGGACTAATGCTCATAGCTGAGTACGTACAAAATGGATATTTGATCCGAGTTTATTCGGAAAACGGGAAGCGGACAGTCTCCTTAGAGGTCTACAAGCCTAAGGGCGGCAAACCTCCGCTTCCTTTATTTTTAAAGAAAGGTAAAAAGAATGAGTGATTTAACTCTTAAATTTGAAAGTAGTGTATTGGATAGTCCCGATATTGCCACGTTTATTCAATACGTCGAAGACATTGCGATTGATTTTGCTCCTGGTAGCGAAGAGGACGAAAAAAAACTATTCGAACTCATGATGTCAAACCGGTATAACGTCTCTGTTGAATTGAACAAAACAATAGAATGTAGTTATGCCGTGTATATGCAGAAAATAGAACGGCAAGGTTCGACTGCATATGGTGTATCTTTGGTGGTTGGAAATGACATTTTTTGGGACTCCACAATAAAAGAAATGATGAATGGAGGGGATCCAGGTGATGCAGATGGGATTGGTTTTAATGTAACCATCACTCCAAAATTCGCAACCAACAGGGTTAGCTATAGTTGCAATATCCGACCGGTGACATCAGAGGCAGTGGCCATCTCATTAGAATACACGAATGTTATTCTCACAAAAACTCCGTACAAAAAGGCCGAACCTAAAATTCAGGCATATCCCTCCATCGAGCGCTCTTTAGACAAGATCGTAGATAAGATGGAAGGAAATATGGTTACTTCTGGTGAACAGACGAAAGTGTATACTGCTGGACCAGAAGTAGATAGTGGAGCAATACTCATTGACTATCACGAAGGCGATTTTCCTGCCGGGCTTAACGGAAGTATCGAATTTGTTATAAACGATGATGTTTTGTATTCTGGGAATGCTGTTACTATGGAAACAACTGACCCGGATACTGGAAATTCAGTAATTGTAATAACTAGTCCGGACTTTGATGGACAGGACATGTCCTCTGCTGATTTTATCATAGTGGAACAAACTGCCGATGGTCAGGCAATCAGTGCGTTTTCGCCTATTTCAGAATCTTTTATGCAAAAGGTTATGGAATATCTTAATGACGAAGACAGTCGCCTTACAGCTCCGATCACAGTAACCGCCAAATTCGCTAAAACTGTCCCAGCATACGAAGTCTTCAAAGAAGCTGTTCCGTCCGTAGAGCATTCTCTTTATAAGATTGCTGATCTGCTTGAGATTGGCGACAAAGAAGAGGAATCTCCCGAAGGGACAGTATACGATGATACTAACGTAAATAGATATACAATTAAGTGCGATAGCAACAATATAACTATTTATGACAACCTGGGCGATGAAACAATAACCGAAACAACGCCGCAAGTTTCTCCTTCTGATTTTATTAAAATTGTTAAATCTAATCCATTTTGCGTAAACAGATTAACCGCTTCTCTTAGTATTGTTGAGACGGATGTTACTCCGGATTTATATGTATTGTCCGCGTTTGTCGATTCTGGTAACCGTTTATATTTGTCTTTTAATCCGTCAAATTCTCTTTCCGAAACTAGAGGCTCCATATATTATGAGTTTTTATTCACTGGTGGAGTGGTAATTGATTTTGAGCGAGGAGCATGTAACTTTAACGGCATTCATATGATTGTTAGTAGACGAGAAGGCGGAGCATTATCGTTCATAGGCGGAAATAATATTTTAAGAAGGTAAAAATTAACAGAAAGGACACCAACATGATTCCCGATAAAGTTTATAATGTACTGAAATGGCTGGGATTGATCTTTTTTCCAGCTGCTGCTGTTCTGGTTGGAACGGTGGGTCCTGTATGGGGCTTAGCCAACACAGAAGCAATCGTTGCGACCCTCAATGCTGTGGGTCTTTTTATTGGCGCACTGATTGGCGCTACGTCCGTAAACTACAACAAGAAATTTAATATTTACTCCGTAGAAAAGGGCACCATCGAAAACGAGGTGTCCAATGACGACTAGTCCGGATGTCGCTTTCACACTTAACCAGTTAGTCTGGTTTATTGGTGGCGTCACGGCCATTGTCGTTGCTATTAAGGCTATTATTAAGCCGTTCAAAGAGATCGAGAATCACGGCGAGCGGCTTAATAAGCTCGAAGAAACAAATGAATATATTGCAAAAGCCGTTAATGCGCTGGTAAACCATGCCATAGACGGCAATGATATTTCACGTCTTAAGGACGTAAGAGATGAGTATCAGTCCAAGATGCTCAATCATTAAGAGAGGTAATATTTTATGAGTGAATTACAGTTAACGATTGAGGTCAATAGCGGAGTAGCGAATGGAGATCTTAAAGAGGAATTCAAAAAGTTTATAAACGACATTGCAATCCAACTTCCAAATAGCTATACAGGCGACGATGTCAAATCAAATGCAAAATATAGGGCTGTTGTCGAAATGAAGAACAGTTATACCGGAGAATATGACGAAACGTTTGAGGCTGTCTATTCTCCATTTAAAATAAATGATGATGGAACTGGAACTTCGTTTGGAGACACGTACGCCGTAAGATTCACAAATGATTGGGACCAGGACTTTAGTTCCCCCGATACTCCCAATAATTATATTTTCGCGCAATTAATGGCAGACGATGTGTATTTCCAGCATTCACAAACTTTTAAAAGCGTAAGAGCACACTCATACAGATTAACGTTGTATAAGTCTGATGGTGAAAAGAAAGATAACAACTTCGTAAACGTCTCACCTGAGACTGATATTAATAAGATCCTTTACCTGCTGGAATGCTCTATTCATGGTACAGAAGCTGGTACAACTGCTGCATATCCTGACTATAAGGCTTCCATGGCTAAGATTGCCCATGGTGCTGACTACACAGCAGTAGATCCGAATCAGTATCCGTCAATTGCTGAGAGTCTGAAGTATATTTTGGATAACTACAGCATTACACTTACGCCTAAAAACTAACCCTCCATACTAGTCCACTCATGAGACTCTGATGCGACTCAAAGACTCCGCTAATGATATTTAGCGCTTTCTGCAACGATAAATCCTCCTTTCTAAAAACACCCAAAATGCCCTCCATAACTGGTAATTTTGCCTTTCCTATTGATAAAACTCCTTATGCTACCCGGCAGCAACGATATTTACTCAAATCCCTGTTCCTGCGCCATGCGTTTGAAAAGCCCTGATTCTAGGGCTTTTTCATTTGGCGTGAGACTCTCGTGAGACTCTGCTGCCAACTCGTTGATCTTTCGCATCATATTTTGATCACTACTCTCAAGCAAATGGGTGTATGTCTTGAGGGTCTGATCAATAGTCGAGTGGCCTAGACGCTTAGACACGGCTACGATATTCACTCCCGCGTTGATCAGGACGGTCGCGTGGGAGTGACGTAGGTCGTGGAGTCGTATATTTTTCACGCCGCTTAATTTTTTCGCCTCCAGGAACTTACGGTCGATGGTCGTTGGAGCAATTCCTCTCTCACCACCGAATACATACGGCCCTTTCGTGCTGATGGCTAAGTCGAATACGGCTTTCCATGTTGTCTCATCCAACTGTATCTTACGTGCTTGCCTCGTTTTGGTTGGTTTTAAGCCTGTTGTGGCGTCTCTCTGACTTCGACGGATATTTACCCATCCGTTGTCGAGATCGCTCTTCTGCAGAGCTATAGCCTCGCCTCTACGGCATCCTGTCCAGTACAGGAACATAAAGTACGTCCTGTAAGGTTCCTCGTCGACATATTTCAAGAACTGGTCGAATTCCTCAGGAGTCCATACTTCAAACTCCTCAACAGAATCCAATACTTCCTTGTCAGTCTTCTTAAGTTTCGTAAGGACGGATGTATAGTCTGGTAGATCATATAGATCTGATACGAAACGCAGAAGACCTTTTACGTACGTGATTGTCGTATTTTTAGTCTTCGTTGCCCAGGGGCCACCAGACAACTCAATTCTCCAGTTGATCAGAGTCGGTTTGTCGAACTCGTTGATCGGCTTATCTAGATATTTTGCGAACCGTATACGGAAGTGTTCGCTGTGTTGTCTGATTGTCCCTTCTGAAGCTTGACAGTACGCCTCCCAAGTCTTGACAGCTTGTAAGAACGTTGGATATTTTACCGGCTCGTTTTTAGGTCCTACTCTATAATTTGTTTCCCAATTTCGAGCTTCGCGTTGGGTCTTGAAACCTCTTTTC